CTGGTACATTAGACGGCACACAGACGCATAAATGGGTCTTAGAGGGATTGTTTGGACCATCATACAAAATAATAAGAACTGATGAATTAATTAGTGGTGGTTACTTATCCAAACTAAGTATTAAAGTATTAGTATTAAAACATAAAGCAAAAAAATTTAATACTTATGAAGATGAAATACAATATTTAATAAACCATGAACAAAGAAATAACTTTATTAAAAATTTAACTTTAGATCAAAAAGGTAATACTCTTATTCTTTATAGTAGAGTAGAAGATCATGGTATGCCTCTTTATGAAATGATAAATAAATCTAAAGAGGCAAATAGAAAATGCTTCTTTGTATACGGTGGAGTAGCAGCTGAAGAAAGAGAACAAGTAAGAGAGATTACCGAACAAGAAGAAAACGCCATTATCATAGCTTCTTACGGAACTTTCTCAACTGGAATTAATATTAAACGTCTACACAATATTATTTTTGCATCACCTAGTAAATCTCGAATACGAAACTTACAATCTATAGGTAGGGTATTGAGAAAAGGAGATAATAAAATTCAAGCCACTCTTTATGATATTGCTGATGATATAACCTATGGATCTACGAGAAACTATACTATGAATCACCTTATGGAAAGAATTAAAATTTACAACGAAGAAAACTTTGATTATGAAATGTTAACGATACCTTTAAAAAAATGAAATTAGAAAAATTTTTGGCTGTTATTAAACTTACATCTGGAGAAGAAGTTGTAGCAAGAATTTCAGAATTAGAAAATATGGATAAAATTTTGGTCGATTCGCCCGCAATGATGAACTGTACATCACCATCCAGAAGACCAGGCATTAATATGATCAAGATAGAACCTTGGATTAAATCTGGAAAAGAAACGACTTATATAATTGATATGAATAAAGTGATTACTACTAGTGAAATATTTGATCAAGACGTTACAGAAGCATATGACAAATTTGTTGATGCATACTATAATGGTGTTGAAATGTTACCACCAAGAGGTATGTCAAGAGATATGGGTTATATCTCCAACGTAAAAGATGCTAGAATGTCTTTAGAAAAACTTTTTAAAGATAGCTAATATTTTCCCTTGAACCCTGACAGAGTTATTCTAGTGGTATAAGGGGTACTTGTCAAGCGATTGATAATTTGGTATAATATTTGTTATGAATGGATAACTAACAGGATGGCGCCTAATGCGGAAAACAAGAAAACGTTCTGAACATTACGTTAATAATAAAGAGTTCCTTGCTGCTATCATCGCTTATAAGGATCAGATTGCTTTAGCTGAGGCGAGGGGAGAAGCTAAACCTGTTATTCCCCGTTATATTGGTGAGTGTTTTTTAAAGATTGCTAATCATTTATCATTTAAACCAAATTTTGTAAATTATATGTTTAAGGATGATATGGTTTGTGATGGTATAGAAAATTGTGTTCAATATATTAATAACTTTAATCCAGAGAAGTCTTCCAATCCATTCGCATACTTCACTCAGATTATTCACTATGCATTTTTAAGAAGAATTCAGAAAGAAAAGAAACAGTTAGAAATAAAAAGTAAAATACTTGAAAGGTCTGGATATGATGAAGTGTTTACTGTAGATGGAGATGCAATGGGTAGTAGTTCTGATTATAATCAAATTAAAGATGCTGTTCAAACGAGAAGTAATTATCAATGAGATTAACACAAGAAGTAATTGACAAGATTCAATTAGCAATGACTCACAAAAAAATGAATGGAGAGACTAATTGGAAAGATGGTGATGAAATAGATGTCTGTTTAGGTGGAACCTTTGCAGGAGATAAATTTATTAGTATAATAAACAGAACACGTAGCAATACTACTAAAAAATGAAAATTGCTATAATTACAGACCAACATTTTGGTGCTAGAAAAAACTCCAAACTTTTTCATGATTATTTTCTGAAGTTTTATAATGATGTTTTCTTTCCTACCTTAGAGAGGGAAGGTATCACCACGGTTATTGATATGGGTGATACTTTTGATAGTAGAAAAGGTATTGATTTCTCTGCTCTTAAATGGTCTAAAGATAATTATTTTGGTAGATTAGATCAGATGGGCATAGAACTCCATACTATTGTGGGGAATCATACTGCTTATTATAAAAATACTAATGATGTTAATGCTATATCTTTACTTTTGAATGAGTATAATAATATATCTGTTTATCCAGAAGCTACAGAAATAAAAATAGATAATCTAAATATTCTTCTTGTTCCTTGGATTAATTCTGAGAATGAAAAAAGAACTCTTAAACTTATTGAAAAGTCAAAGAGTCAAGTATGTATGGGCCATCTTGAGTTTAAAGGATTTAAAATACATGCTGGTGGTTATGTTATGGAACATGGAACTGATTATAAACTTTTTAAAAATTTTGATAAAGTATTTTCAGGACATTATCATACAAGATCAACTCAAGATAATATTTCTTACTTAGGTAATCCTTATGAAATATATTGGAATGATGTAAATGATAGTAGGGGATTCCATTTATTTGATACAGATACTTTAGAACTTACTACTATAGATAATCCATATCGTATGTTCTATAATTTGTATTATGATGATACTCCACATCAGATGTTGGATGTTACTCAGTTTGAAGATAAGATACTTAAACTTATAGTTAGAAAGAAAACTGATCCTAAGAAATTCGAACAGTATATTGATAAACTTTATTCATCAAATTGTTTTGAGTTAAAAATTGTAGAAGGTCTTGCTACGGTTGAAGATGAGGAGTTTGATGTTGAAGAATCTGAAGATACTATCTCAATTCTAAATAGATATATACAAGAATCTGAGGTAGATTTGGACAAATCTATTGTTACTAATATTATTCAAGATGTATACAAGGAAGCTTGTGAGGTAGAGTAATGTTTATTCTCACTGTAAAGGGATATGAGGATGAGGGTGCTTTTGCTATTGAAGATGATAATGGAGAAAGAGTTCTTTTAATGTTTGAAGAGGAAGATGATGCAGATAGATATGTTGGATTGATGGAAGTTGATGATTTTCCAGAGATGAATATAATAGAAGTAGATGATGCTGTTGCCATAAAGGCTTGCCAAGTACATAATTACGTGTATAATGTAATTACACCAGAAGATATCATAGTGCCTCCAAAGAATGATCCTTTTCGAAAAAATACGCTGGCGTAACCTATTATCTACAGGCAATAATTGGACAGAAGTTAATCTTAGATCAACATCAACTACAGTTATAATAGGAACAAATGGAGCAGGTAAGTCAACCATTTTAGATGCGTTGACTTTTGTTTTGTTTAATAAACCATTTCGTAAAATTAATAAGTCACAACTTCTTAATTCTATGAATGAGAAAGATTGTTCTGTTGAAATAGATTTTAGTATAGGATCTACGAATTGGTTTATTCGTAGAGGTATGAAACCGAATATATTTGAGATTCATAGAAATGGTCAGATGTTGAATCAATCATCATCTGTTAATGATCAACAAAAATGGTTAGAACAAAACGTTCTTAAGATGAACTATAAGTCTTTTACTCAGATTGTTATTTTGGGTAGTAGTGCTTTTGTTCCTTTTATGCAATTAACGGGTTCTACTCGTAGAGAAGTTATTGAAGATCTTTTAGATATAAAAATCTTCTCTGCTATGAATAATATTATAAGAGATAAGATTAAGAATATAAGAGATGAGGTTAAGACTTTAGAATTAAAGAAAGAATCTCTTAATGATAAAGTAGAAATGCAAGAGAACTTTATTGAAGAATTAGAGAATCGTAGTAAGAAAAATATATCTGATAAGAAAGGTAAGATAAAGTCTTTAACTGTTGAAGCTGATACTCATATAGAACATAATCAGCTTATAGAAAGTAATGTAGAAGATCTTTTAAAGGAACAAGAAAAGGTTACTGGTGCTGCATCTAAGTTAAAGAAACTAAACAATTTGAAAGGTAAATTATCTAATAAGGTATCTACCATTACCAAAGAACATAAGTTTTTCACAGAGAATACGGTATGTCCTACTTGTACTCAGAATATAGAGGAAGATTTTAGGTTAAATAGAATTGCTGATGCTCAATCTAAAGCTAAGGAGTTGCAATCTGGTTATAAAGAACTAGAAGAAGCAATTAAAACAGAAGAAGAGCGAGAGCATCAATTTACCAATCTATCAAAGGAGATCACTAAACTAACGCATGGCATTTCTCAAAACAATACTCGCATCTCTGGATGTCAAAAACAGGTCAGAGAACTTGAATCAGAAATTCAAACTATTACCACTCAACTTGAAAACCGAAATTCTGAACATGAGAAGTTAAATACGTTTAATGAAAATTTAAGAGAAACCTATGATCTCTTGGGAGATAAAAAACAAGAGATCTCTTATCACGCTTTTGCTTATTCCCTTCTCAAGGACGGTGGAGTAAAGTCCAAAATCATCAAAAAGTATCTTCCACTTATCAACCAACAAGTTAATAAGTATCTCAGGATGATGGACTTCTATATTAATTTTAAACTTGATGAGGAGTTTAATGAAACCATTCAGTCTCCCATACATGAAGATTTTTCTTATGCTTCTTTCTCTGAAGGAGAGAAGATGAGAATTGACTTAGCACTTCTATTCACATGGAGAGAAATTGCTAGGTTTAAGAATTCAGTCAATACTAATCTCCTTATTATGGATGAGGTATTTGATAGTTCTCTTGATGGTATGGGTACTGAGGAATTTCTTAAGATTATTAAGTATGTTATAAAAGATGCTAACGTGTTTGTCATATCCCACAAACAAGCTCTTCACGATAGGTTTGAGAGTATGATACAATTTGAGAAGATCAAAGGATTCAGTAGAATGGTACAAGGATACAAGGAACAAAATGAGAATTTCTAATTGGCAACACAATTCGGGTAAACCACCGAAACGAAAACTTAAACCACAGGCACTACGTTCTGCAAGAGAAAGGCGTAGACAGTTGATAAAGTGTCTACTAAAGACCTCCGATCCTCGTCGGGGGTCTTATA